ATGCCGCTCCCCGGCGCCGAAAATGCTGCCAGCACCTTAAACCATTGGCCAGCTGCCCGGCTCAGATAAGTCGAATCAAACACCCACTGTGCGATATCCGTTTGGGCATCTCCGGTCCACACAAATGACCGCACATAGCCCCCGCTCGCGCCTGCGTTTGCACCCGCCGATCCGCCTCTTGCCCAGCTGCACGCCTCCCCTTCCAAAATATGTTGAAATTGCGGGGGGTCAGAATAGACGTTGTGCGCCAGCCACAAGTTATACAGCCTGGCCGAATTGTTGTAATTGTTCGTCATCTCAATCCGGCAGGGCGCCGGCAGATTGCCGTTGATCACCCCATATGGGATATCCACGTAATTGTGTTTCGTGTTCGGTGTCGTGCCCGTCCCATCCCCGCAGTTGAACACATTCAAACCGGATGTGTTATTGACGCCGTTACCGTTGCTGATCGGGATCGCTGTTTCCGTGGTGCTTTCCCAATACGGAACTCGCTCCCAGATCACCGCCACGACAACCTGTTTCGCTCCCCACTGCCCCGCCTGCAGTGCATCGGCGTCCATCACCAGCCGGCCGTCCAGGATCTCAGACCGCCTGGTATCGCTCGATCCGCTGGGCAAAAAATGCACATAAATGATATTGCCGCGCTTGGTATCCTGGTAATTCTTCGCCTGCCAGAACGCAGCCTGCAGCGAGTTGATCGTGCTGGTCACCGCTGCTGCATTGGCCCCTGTTACCAGGATCTCGGCCGTCTCGCTCACCGTCTTCTTCCCGGCCGCCGGCTTGGGAACAAAATTCAGCAGGATGTTCGTGCTCGAATCCAGGTCGATCGTTGTTCCGCCGTTTACGATGCTCAAAACGCCCATCTAAGCCCTCCCTCTGAAGATGTTGGCCATCTGGAACGCCATCTCTTCCACGTCCATCCCGCTGTTGATCGTGTTGTACATCGTGATATTCACCCCGCCTGCCCCGTTCCCCACCTGGTCTTGCGTCAAAATCACCACCCGCTCTCCCGAGCTGGCCCGTACCGGGTACGTATCGTTCGGGTACCCAGGCGGAACAATGATGTCCAACCCGTTCGCCCCGCCAGGCCCATATCCGCTGCCTGTCCCTGGATCAACGTATCCACCATTTCCGTTACTGGTTGGATTTGTATAGTTTCCTCCACCATTCACAGATGCGCTGATATTGATTTGCACCCACTTGAAGGTTTGTATCTTGTCGTACAGTTTTTGGAGTTGGTTGTATGCCTGCTGGACATCCTCATCCAATGGTTCAAATTGCCCCCGCATATTCTTTAAACCATCCTCAAACGCTTTAACGTCACCAGTCCGCTTAAACTCATCTACTAGTTTCTTGGTTTGCTGTGTTTGGCGTTCCTGATTTGCAAATCCGGTCCCATAAACTTCATCCAATGAAGTCAGCGCTTGCAAGTAGGTCTCAGATCCAAGATTGGCTTCCTTCAAGAAACCGACAACTTCATTCCCCGCTCCTTGCTTCCAATTTTTCTGCGCCGCCTCAAGATTGGCAACTGCGGTGCCATACTCTTCCCAAATGTTCTTTAAATTGGCAATTTGTGCTGCCTCGACACGTTTCTGTTCGTTGGCTTTCAACTGCGCAGCGAGCGCCGGCCCATTTTCTTCCCGGCGCCGTCTCTCCACTTCCTCCCAATACTGTGAGGCCTGTGCACCCTCCTGGCTGGCTTGCGCCAGGTACCTAGCTGCATAGGCATTCTTATATTGTTCTTCGGTTACCAACCCCAATTCTTGTTGCAAATAACCCAATACGTCGGCATTTTCTCTCCAGCTCGAATCACGTTCTTGCGTCAAGACGGACAAATATCCGGTTGCATTAGCAGCCAGGATCATTTGATCAACATACTCTTCATAGGTTCCGCTCATGTCCCGCACAACCGTACCCAGCCCCGCCAATTCCTGTTTAGCCAATTTCTGCTGGTCGATGAACAAGCCATAGCCGCTATCAGCAATCGTTTTGCTCATTTCTTTATGAGCGTTTCCAACAGCTCCCACGATTTCGGTGATGTCTTTCCCCTGTGCACGCATTCGTCTTGCCATGGCCTCAGTTTCCTGGCCAACGAGCGCAGTTCCTTTTTCGTTCGTCTTCGTTATCTGTTCATCCCATTGCCACCATACAGCTGCGCCTGCCACGATTGCCGCTGCCACCGAGCCGATCGCCAGCGCCAGCCCACCGGCGCTCAATGCGGCTACATCAAAAAGCGACATACCAGAGGCGAGCAGACGCACGGTATCGTTAGCATCCTTGAACAAGCTGGGCATCTGGCTCATAACAAGCATCGTGTCCACCAACCCTTTAGACACGTTCCCGATAGCGATTGCTGTTGGTCCAGCCGCCGCCGCCATCAGCCCCACCTCAACAGCGCTTTTTCGGCTGCCTTCACCCATTTTAGAAAATTCTGTAACCAGGTTCGCAGCTCCGTCGACCATGTTGATCAAATCTTGCTTGAATGGCTCAACTGCCAACCGTTGCGCGTCCTGGATTGCGTTTTGCAGCCGCTGGAAAGACCCGCCCAACCCTTCCATCCGTGCTGCTGCCAGTTCTGCCGCCGCGCCGTTCTCGGTCACCTGGGATTTCATCTTGTCATACGCATCAACCCCGCCCATCAGCACCACATTGGCAGCCCGTACTGCGTCCGCGCCAAAAATTGTCGCCAACGTAACGTTTCGCTGCTCCTGGGTCAACCCCCCTAATGCCGACGAAAATCTTCCGATAATGTCTTTTACCGGCAGCATTTCCCCGCTCGCGTTGTAGATCGTAATTCCAAGTTCCTCCATCAAATTCTTGGCTTTGTCAGTCGGGGCTTGAAGTGACAGGATCATCTGCTTCAAGCTTGTGCCAGCGTCGCTCCCCTTAATCCCTGCGTTGGCCATTTCACCAATCATCGTGACCAGGTCTTCGATCGGGATATTCGCACTCGCCGCCACTGCCGCGGCCATCTTCAACGAATCGGCGACATCTGTGACCTCCGCACTGGATGCGTTTGCACTGGCCGCCAGTAAATCGGCTACACGAGCGGTTTCTTCCCCCTCCAGCCCAAACGCATTGAGCGCATTAGAAGCGATTTCAGCCGCCGCTGCGTTGCCCAGGTTCCCCGCCGCGGACATTTCTAACACCCCCCTCACACCGGCCATCACGTTTTTTACACTCAAGCCAGATTTTGACAGTTCGAGCATTGCCTCAGCCGCGTCAGCAGCGCTTGTACCCGGAAGTGTCAGGTCGTTTCCCAGATCGACCGCCAACTGACGCAAATCAGCCATCTCTTTAACGCTGGCTCCACTCGTTGCCCGCAAGACGGACAGATTGGTATCAAAGTCCATCGTCGCTTTAACTGCCTGCTGGCCTAAGGTATACAGCGGCATACTCACCAGCGCCGTCATCCGTGCCCCATTGCTGATCAGTCCATCCGAAAACCCCTGGAATCCGCTGCTCGCTCGTTTGAGCTTCGATTCCATATCTGCGATATCCGCTCCGACCAGGACGATCAGTTGTGCCGCTGTAACGCTCATTGGAATTTCTCCGTGCTATACTAAAAAAGTGAACAATAAAAGCCCTCGGTTCCAAGGCGGGTGGACGCAAGCGATTTACTGTTCGTTTTGGTTGTATGCTGTTTTGATCGCGTTCATCCTGTTGATGATCTGGATCAACTAGCGTTCGTTCTTCTTCACGTTCCGCACGCCCTGTTCCACATCCATATAGAAAAGCGCCCGCTGCCGCCAGATATCCGATCGCTCCATCAGTTCCCACGGCCCCACCCCCAACCATCTCGCCGCCTGAAACAAATTCCACTCATCAATAAGCCATGGCGCTGGCTCTTCCTGTTCGCCCTTGGAAGCCAGCCAGCGCCTCAGTCTTTTTTTTCCTCTTTCCCCGGCCCGTTCATGTCTGTGACAATCGAGTTCAGCACTTTTACCGTGAACTGCGTCGGCAACGTGCGCAAAATTTCCTCGGTGATCGGCACAGGTTGACCGCTGTCGTCCAGCAAATCCCAGGTTTGCACTGCTTGACACACCTGTTTATGAACGCTTTCGCGGTTCGACAGTCCTTCCAGGCTGTCCAAAAAGACAGGCGTGACTACGTTTGGCCGATATTCGACGTTCAGCGCTTCGCCATCGATGTCGATTTGGATACGCCTGGTCTTACCTAAATACGCGCTCAGCTTCATGAAAAAGCCTCTTTCCAGTTCTGATAATTGCAGTTATCAGCCTTCTTTGTCTTAGCTGACAGTGCTTCACCGCCCTGTAGAGGGCAGCTGAAAGCTGATAGCTGATAGCTGACAGCTCCTAAAGCGCCGCCACCTGGTTGACCACAGTCACTTCCAACGCCTTGCCCCAGGTCGCATCGTAAGCGTCGGTCATCTCCCATTCCAGCGCAAAGACCCCATCCTCATCGCTGAAATCGGAAATCCCCGTCACCTTCAAAGCCATATCAACCTGGAACAGGTACTTGTAAGTGGTCTCGATCGTCGCGCCTTCCCACTTCGCCCGCAGGAACTTCGTGGATCCGGCCCGTAGCGTGCTCAGCAGCGCCATACCCGCGGCGTCTGCTTCCATCTTCATCTTGCAGGTCAGCTTCGGTTCGCGCTCCACGGTCGCCGCGAAGGAGGTTTGCGCCGCATTCAGCGCCCACAGCGGCCCAAACCGGTCGCTTACATCCCAGTTGAACGAAAGCGCCCTATCCAGTGCGCTGGCCCCTGCCAGGCCTGCCGCCGTATCCGCCAGGTAAAGCGATGCCTGGTTGCCCAGGATCGGCACCAGCTCGATCGCTGTAGGGGTGCTGGTCATCGTGATCGCATCCTGCAGCGCCTTGCCGATCATCGACCCGCCCAGCGTCACATCGTCCCGCGTCGCCGCCAGGGAAAAGGCGGTCATCAGCGCGTTCACAAACTTGTGCGCCCGCACCGAAGATCCCTGCTCGATCGTGTAGGTCGCCACGCTGTCAGCGCTGTTATACGAGGGCGAAAACACCCAGGTATACGACAACCCGGTGGATGGGATGTTGCGTGTCGGCGTCGGTTTGTTAAGCACCGAGGCCAGCGGATAGACGATCTCGCCATAACTGGCCATCCCCGAAACCTTCGCCTCAACCCACTCCTTGCCCAGGGCTGCCATCGTTGGGAACTTCGTACCCATCGGCCGGAACGTCTTCACGTTCGCCTTGACCGCCGGCTCGATGCTCAGCCCGCCAAACAATTTATTGGCCGCAACGCCAGTGCCCGGAGTAGACTCCAGGCCGGCCTGCACAGTTTGAAAAATAGAAGCTCTCTCTGGCATATTTCCTCCTACGCCTTCTGCACTTGAATGTCGAAAATACCGCCCAGCGTTCGGAAAATCGCCCCGCTGGCTTCATCAATTTGAAATCCGGCCAGGGGCGCGGTTCGGATGCTGGATATGACCGTCCCGCCGGTTACACTCCCGCTCGCCTGGTGCAGGATCTGATCGATCAACTCGGCCATCTGACCGATCCGGTTGAACGTATTCTGATCGTCGACCGCCTCGACCGAATAAATCAAATGCGTCATAATCCGCCGCCCGCCCAGGCCGATCACGTCATTCGAATCGCTTCCTGGCATAAAGCGGAAAACAATAAACGGATAAGTGGCATTCGCGGGAGCGACGTACCCATAAAACTGGCTGTTCACCAGCCCGCGCAGCGTCGAATTCGCGTTCAGCTTCTGCACCAGCCAGGTTTCCGCAATCAAAGGTTCGTACATCTACAGGCCCAGAACTTTCTTCATCCGCGCCAAAAAGGTTGGCCAGGCTTTCACCGCCGCGGGCGCCATGAACGGCCGGTCCAAATCTTTCTCCAGCCTTGCGGCATAAATTGCCGTTGCGTACACGATCGCGGTCATCGAAGCCCGCCGGAAGGTCATCTCAATGCTGTTGACCAGCTTCCCGAAATCAATCGCCGGCGCCTCGCCTGGTGCGCTTGCCCGGTGGAACTTATAGCCCACTGTGACCGCCGCCTTCCCGTTGCCGGCGTATTTCGCCCGTCGCCCCTTCATGTTTTGGTAAGCAGCTCCGCCGATCTTGTACTTGCGTGTGATCGCCCCACGTCGGTACATCCGTCCATGTTTCGGCCCGCGCATGCTCGACTTCGCATCCCGCTCAATCTGCGCGCCGGTCTCCTGTACGATTCTTCCCGCCTCTAGCGCGTAAGATCGCCCGATCTCGCCAAACCGGTTGAACACGACCCGCGTTTTGACCGAAACCCCGCTCACGCCAGCGCCTCAACGCAAATGCACACCCGCCCCACCTCAAGTGTGCTTTGCAGCACTGCCTCAACCATCATCACCCGCGTTGGTACGGGCATCTGGAAGGGTGTAATCGTCAGCCGGTCGCCCTCTTTCACCGGGCTGCCGGCAGGGAAGACCACCTCATAGACCCCGATCGTACCCAGGCGCTCGGCGACAACCCGCGCCCGCGGATCGCGCGCCGTCTTTCGCACCCTGCACACTACGCCGCCGATGCTGGTCCAACCGGATCCCGATTGACCGCCCGCCCCATCGCTGGTAACGCTCAAACGCTCAATCAGGCAGGTGTCATCCATCCCGCCCTCATTGATCCGCTGCAAGGCTGTTAGATCATCCGCTGAAATCAACATCGCTTCACCGATTCACCTGGATTGAGGCTTTCTTCTGCCCCAGCGCCGCCAGCGTATTCGTGGTATCCAGGTTCAGAACCTGCTGACCGTAAAAGGTACTTTTTAAACCCTGGCCCGTTTCGCCCTGGTAAGTCACTGAAACGTCGTCAACCTTGACGGCTTTCTTCCTCTGATCGCGTGCGCTCAACAGGTGCGCCGCCAGCCAAAGCTCGATCTGGGTCAGAGTAATCTCGCTCAAACCTTTATCAACCAGGTTGCTTGCAACAACTGCGTGAGCGGAATTAATAAACGCATTGATCTGGCCTGTTGTCAGGCTGGTGTCAATGATGTCCTTGACGTTCTCTGCGCTTACTCTAACCCCGGCGTCTGGATCGGCCACTGAGTTTCTCCTTACCCAGGGCCGATAACTAAGCTTATCGGCCCTGGGTCTACCAATAAAACGTTATGCCTGGTCGGGCGCGGTCTCGGGCACCTCGGGCGCGGTCTCGGCCTTGCTGGCCTTCTTCGCCTTCCGGGGTCCCTCATCCGCGGGAACAGTCACCAACACTTCCACCACCGGCTCAAGCTTATCC